TCCAATAATATGTTTTCCTAAAATAAAACTATGATCTGCTGTTGCTGATTGATCTTTCAAATAAAATTTACCAGAAGCATCTATATACCAATGCCAACCAGTATCAATATATTTTTCTAATAAATGTATTGTATCTATATGTTTCTCTTGACTAAATGTAACCGTTATGCTATTTCCAGTATCATCTATGTCTGTATAGTCATTTGAAATATAAAGCGCTGAAACTAATGATCTATGGTTGTCTATAATGCCCTCAATAATATCTCCTATCTCTGTTGCTGTCCAAGTAAGATCAAAGTTATCCTTTACGCTTGTACCACTTCTATAATATTCATTATTTAACTTTGCTATGTTTGGTAAAATAGTTATCTCTACTCCCTCTGATCCATTCCTGTAATATGGATTAAACGCAGAAATATAACCCGTATAAATCAACGCGCTATCATTATAATCATCTGTTAGATGAACTTCTACTTTGTAATTAAAATCTAAGTCAGTTCCCTCTCCATAATCATCTAACGATCTATTCAATTGCAAAACTAATTCCCCTAAACCACCATTAAGAGAATACGTAAACTCTGGTTTTGATATAACATCATCCAACACCTTAACAAATGTGTCAGTTATGTCATATATTTTATATATATATTTTGGTTGCATATCTATAAATATGTGAGGTAATAAGTTACATCTAGATCAATGTTGAATGCTCCTGTATCTGTTGTAGTTAAAGTATAACTATTAGTTCCTATATCAAACTTTGGGAATACACCATCAAAATCAACATCTACTCCACCAACTTGACAGGTCATATTCTCGCAATCTATTGTTAATACTTCTGCATTAGCAAATGCTCTTGTTACTTCTATGTATTGATCGGTTGTATTATTTGTAAACTTTAACTTCGTCATATTAGTTTCACTATCAATTGTCATTACAATAACTGGTTGAGGCTTTTTTGATCCTGCTAATATTAAACCAATATCATCTGTGTGTGGTGAACTTGTTATATCATCATCACTATAAGTGGTTGAGCTTGTTGCTTTTCCTTCTCCTGATGGCACAATAAATTCTGCTTCCCAAGGCATATGTGTTACATTGTATGATTCTTGATCAAACGTATGTGACGAACAAGTTGCTATATACCTACGTATTGATCCTCCATCTGGTGTTATGTCAAGATTTTTTGCTTCTCTACTGAACAATTCTTTAAATGTATCTACTTTTGATTGTAAATCTGATGGAGATGTTCCTAATATAACTCCTCTTAATAATATTCTTTTACTTCTAAAATTGTTTGATATTAAAACTTCCCCTGATCTATTTGGTAGTCTTACTAATTCCAAATCTCTATCAGGTGCTGTTTGATGTTTTGAATATTCTAAAAAATAAGTTGTATTTGATATTGTAGTATTGTCAAATTTTAGATCTATCATATACCCATTGAAGCTAATTTTGCTCCCCTATTTAATGATTTAGTTATTTGTCTTATAAAGTTTTCTTTATCTACTATATTTGCTCCACTAAAATCAAAGTTATAAGTGTTCCCTGATTTTCCACTTGCCGGGATAACATTTTCCCCTTTATGTAATTGATACAACCCTGTTTCTGGTATGTATCCACCTGTTTCACGGCTTCCTTTTATCAATCCTGTAATCTTTTCTCCGGCGAAGCTACCAATAGCGCCTAATACTTTTCCTATACCACCAAAATCTTTTATTGCCTTAACCATTTCTTTCCATTTCTTGACAACAAATATTACCGCGGCCGACAAGGCAGTTATTGCTGCCACTACTCCAAAAATTATAAGTCCAACAGGGCTAAACAAAGCTATTATTCCCGGCAACATTATCAATAATGGGCCAAAAACAACAAGTAAACCACCCAATGCAGCGGTTGCTATAACTATTTTTTTTGTTAATTCAGGATTTTTCTCTATCCAATCTGAAATTTTATCTATTACTGGCGCTAAATCTTGAACCAATCTATCTAATACTTCTGATAATGGTTTGCCAACCTTTTCCATTAGATCTCCAAAACTATTTTTCAAAGCTGCTACTCCACCCTCTGAAGTTTCTCTCATCTTTTCATTCAATCCACCAAAGTTTCCTGTCAATATCTCTGCCAATAAAGCTACTCGTTCCTCTCTATTTGCTGTTTTGAATAATTCTTTTTGTGTGTCTGATAAACTAATACCATATCTTGTTAATGCTCCTGCTCCACCATCAATGGCCCTACCAACAGCGTTTGCTATTGTTATTGCGTCCTCTTGTGTTGAGTTAACTCCTTTCTGCGCTACTATCATATCTGTTAATGCCGGAGTTAATGCTCCTATCTGTTCTGTGTTTAATGCAAATGTTGCTAACTGTGATTGCCCTGATATAACTACATCATCTCCAACTACACCAACCCTTTGAAGTGCTGTCGCTTGATCCTTTAGTTTTTGTATTTGCTCGTCGGTTGCGTTTGATATGCTCTTGGTTAACTGTTCTAATCTGGCCTCTGCCCTTTCTTGTTTTTGAAATGCTTTAATAGATAAAAATGCAGCACCAGTAATAGCAGCACCCATTGCTGTTGTAGCAATACCTACTTTTCTCATTCCAGCTGACATTCCAGCTAACTTTCCTTTAATGCCCTCTAATTTTTTGCTGGCCCTATCTTGCGCGTCTATCAATATTTGTAGTTTTTGAGTTGTCATTTTTATTTCTGTTAGTAATAATATCGGCTACCATCTTAATAAACCAAGTCGGCTGACTTCTGTAAGTCAAATAATCCCAACCCATCTCTATACAGATAATAGCCGTATTCAATCTATCTATTGCTATTTTTTTTTTATGTCTGCGTCTTGTATATCCTTTGTAACCTTTTCTATCTCTGAAATAACAAATAGATAATCTTTTTGTTTCATATCTAAAATGGTATCCAATATCTTATCGGTCTTATCGTCAACTGAAACAACCATTAACTCAATAGTTTTGTGAGTTTGCTCCGTTAAGAAAGCTCCGTCACTAAGATTTAGATTAGTTCCTTGTGCATTTCCTGTCTGGGCCGATAAATTCATCGCCTTATAAAGAATGTTGTCTATCTGTTCACTTTCTCTGCCCGTGATATAGGTCTTAATCTTAATGCTTGCTCCACTTGGAGTTGTAATTGTTTTGATTTCTCTATCCATTTTATTTAGATTAAGTTAATTAGTCACCATAAGCTGTCCCAGCTGTGCGATTTACTAATGACAATGTAATTGCTTTCACGTCTGTTCTGTCATACAAAACATCAAACTCTTGATTGTCATATATATATTCGCCAACATCTAATGGATTGCTATTTGGATTGAGCTTTACTTTGTGAAACTTAAATGATAATTCGTCCCAAGTGGTTCTATCTGTCTTAATAAACCTACCCTTTGATATCAAAGTTATAGCTTGTTTGGTTTTGTCTATCCATTTTCTGTGTTGATCCACATCTGCAAACAATTTCTTTGTTAATATTCTACCCTCTTTCATTTTTGGAAGTATCTTTATTGGATCGTGCTGTCCTGAAGCTGCTTGTTCAAACAAGTTGTTCTTTAATTCAATTACAAACTCTTGAAATGGTGTTGCCGTTGCCTTTGCTCCCGAAGCTGTCGTTGCTGCTGTTTCATCTACTCCCACACCTATCAACGTATTACCCTCAAACAAAGGATCTTGTAATGTAGGCGCTGAATAATCTTGTTTCTTTAAATAAACGCTACCACCTACGCCTGATGTTACTGTTGTTGCTCCAAATCCTATTGTAACTCCATCTGCATCTACACTTGTGATTGTTATATCAACTCCACCTATAACTACTACATCTCCATTAACTAATCCCTCTGTTGGCTTTAATATATAATCTTGATTGAATACTGCCTCTGTCATAGCTGCGCCTGTGAGGGCTACTGCTAATGTTGCCGTGCTGAATTGTCCAACTGCTTTAATATCAATGGTTGCTTTTAATTTGTTGTTATCAAATTCTAACTTCAAATTATCAGCTTTTACTCCCCAATATCTTTGCGCATATAATCCTTTGGCTATTTCTATTGTATAACTCTTTGGATCGGCTGCTGTGAATGGATGAGTATATCCAACGGCTGCATCTCCTACTGTGTTTCCTTTCTTATAAAACATATTAAGAATATGTCCTAATGTGTCAGGATCTGCGTATAACTCTACTGGGCCTCCGTGTGAATGTCTACCCTTTAGTAAATCATCTGATTTCCAATCTAATCCAGCTAACCTTTCGTCTGGGTTTCTCCCTAAATCTGAAACTATATCTTCTTTTATTAGTGGTAAAAATACATCTGGCGTGATTGGTGTGTTCTCAATAGCTTCAACTTTTAAAGCTATATATTGTTGATCTGATAAATAATTAGGCATATTTATTTGTTATCTTTTTTAACTTCTATGGGTTTTTCAATGACCTTTTCAAAATTTATGTTGTGAAAACCCTTTGGCATATTTCTTATTGCTCCTGATTTAACTAATCCTATGCCAACGACCAGTAAATCTTTTTTACTTACATTTTTATACTTCATAAATTTATATATTAAGAATAATTATTAGTTAGCACAATGCACTGGATAATAAACTCGCTTGAAAATATAGGCCTGTCCTTTGTTATTTCCTCAAATTCTATCGGCGTTACATTGACTTTCATTACACTAATGACGTCAGCTACTGTAAGCTGTGGATCTTGGTCAAACATTGCCATTACTGCATCTGTTATTGCTAATCTTATTGCCGATGCCTCTGCTGGCGTTTTTGTGCCTACTTCCTGATATAATCTAACCTTAAACTCTATAATCCTTTCGTTCCTATCTGTGTCTATTATTTCGCCCTCTCCCGCACTCTCAATTACCATAGCATAAGGATAACCCGTTGGCTTAATTGGGTTAACTGTATAAACTGCTACAAAAGCATCCTCGCCACCTATTTGTAAGGCACTTAACTTGGTTATTATTACACTTTTTAACCCTGTATAAGTTGTCAACATAAATTATCTATATCTTGCTAATTTTTTTATTATATTGTTGATCATTTCTTTGAAAAATCTGTTTATTCTGCTTTCGTTTTGTTTCAATGCCTTGTCTAAAAACTTTGCCTCTCCTACTGTATGCCTAAAATGTAAGTTCTCGTGCTGACTTAACGCGTATTTAACATTACTCCCTACTGATACCTGTCTATCTCCGGCCCTGGCTTTCTTCCCTTTCTGTATTGATCGCCTTAGATGTCCCTGATCTACTGGTGTTTTTCTTTTCGCTGTATTTTCTACTACTGCTCCCGACTTATTTAATGCATCTTTCATTTCCTTTCTGACTATATTCCCTACATTACCATAGACGCGCATTAGTTGATTTATATTTTTGATTTTAATATCTATCATTTTACTATTAATAATTGCAAGTGTTGGTTTCCTCCCATTTCAAAAGACTGAACTGATTTCACTTGAAAGGTGTCGCTTGATGTTACTATCTGATCTCCTATTAAAATGTCTAATACCGGACACCACATATTATATAACATATAAAACGCGCCATCATCTAACTCTTGTTTCTCCCCGCTCTCTTGTTGTATGTGGCATTTCTTCCCTGTTAAGTTTTCCTCAAACGCTGACTCATCTACTTTCGTTCTGTTTGTTGAAAACGAGGTTGTATAAAAAATATTGATTGACATTTTATTCTATGTTAATTTTGCGATACCTATTTAATGTAAGTATTGCCCTATCTATTTTACTCTTGTTTGTTTCTGTTTTCTTGTAAGTAATTGAATAACTACCAATGCTTTCACTATCGGTTTCTCCCTCTGACTGCCACGCTTCCTCTATTATTAAAGAAACCAATATAGTTGTGGCCAACTTTATATCGTTAGGAACAGCTATTGAATATCCCCACTTTGCCGTTACATCAATATTTTTATTATCTCTTGTGAAAATACTATCATAATATACCTTTCTCTTTGGTGTTGTGTTATATGGATATACATAATAATCATCTGTATCCAATTCGTCTTTTGTCGTTGTTGGATCTCCCATTTCTATCTTTGTTAATGAAACACAATCATCAATTAAAAGTAAATGTGATCCATCGCCATCAAAATATCTGATTGAAGCTATCGTATCTGCTATAAATAATCTCCCAGTATAATCATTTATCATTGCCTCTACACTTTCTATCCACTCGTTAATCTGGGTATTATAAGAGTCGTCTATGTCAACTAACATATATCTCTCAATGTCATTTTTTGATGTATATCCCAACATACTTGTTTTGTTAATTGTTAATTACAACTGCTTGACATCCTTGAATATGGAGAATCCTTACGAGAATATGGAGATGTCTTTGTGCAGTATGGATTTATTTTTTTGAAAACTTCTATTACATCTACACCAACTCCACTATCACTTAAACTTAACTTTGCCATAATTGCTAATGCTTCATTACCTATCCCTGTGTCGTTTAATGATACCTGCGCTAATATAGTCGCTGCTTCCACTCCTAATCCACTATCACTTAATATAATTTGATTTAATATTGATAATCCCTCTGTTCCTATTCCGTTATCTGACAAAGCTATCTTGGCCAATATATTTACTATTTCAGTTCCTGTGCCTGTATCACTAATAGTTAATGACATAAGTGTTGATAATGCCTCTACTCCTAATCCTGTATCTGATAAAGCTACATTAGTCAGTATTGATAATGCTTCCACTCCAGTTCCAGTATCAGATAAAGTCATTTCTTTATTCCTTGTAATATTCTCTACTCCTGATCCTAAATCTGCTAATGCTATTTGTGCTAATATATTTAATGCTTCAATTCCTACTCCTGTATCACTGACACTTATCGCGTTTGTTAATGAATTTATTATATCTATTCCTACTCCTGTATCACTTAATGCTAAATTAACCAATATGTCTAATACTTCTGTCCCAGTACCAGTATCTGATAAAGCTATACTAATTAACAAGGCTAATGCTTCTGCCCCAGTTCCTGTGTCACTTAAAGCTATTTGGGCCAGTAATGCTAATGACTCTGTTCCTGTCCCTGTATCTGACGCTGTTATTTGGCTTGCTATGTCTGTCAATGCATCTGATCCACTACCAGTATCACTTAAAGTTAACTCTGATAATAGTGCCATTATTGCATCCACACCTGTTCCTGTATCTGATATTCCTAGCTGTACTAACAATCCTGTTATTGAATCTACTCCAGCGCCAGTATCTGATTCTGACTTCTCCCAATGGTCTAAACCATCATAAGTTGGCTTGTCAAATATTATTCTATCAAACATATTTATATTTTATCCTTGATCCAATTCAAATCTGTTTTTATTATTTCTATGTCTGTTCTAATCTGATATATACTATGATATGCTCCATCTGCTTTTAATTGTGCGTTTGCTATCATACCAAAGCTAATACCGAATAATCCTAAGATTATTGCTATCGCCCAGATAAAGATTTTGAAATTTACGAACTCTTGTTTCATATTAGTTTATTCATTTCTAATTAACCTTATAAAAGCGTTATTGTGGCATTTCCTACTCCCGCATCAGTTCCGCCCATAATACTTATTTCAAATATTTGATAATATTCATCTGTTCCAGTTAATGCTATTGTAATTCCACCAGCAGCATCTGCCGTATAGGTTATAGTAATTGTTCCGTCTCCCCATACTGTAGTAGTAGCTCCATTTTGAGTTGGGGTAGTTGAAGAATGTCCCCTCCAAGTAGAAGATTCTTTTTGCGAAACAATGACTTGACCTCCTCCCTGCACAACTTTAACTTCTATTACTTGAGTTTCCCAACTTCCACCAAGTTGAACCTCTGCTACATCTACAGCAGAACCAGTCATAGCTTTTGTTCCTCTTACTATTTTTGTGTTATTAGAAGAAAAATTAGTTCCTCCAGTAGAAGTTATAGCACCACAAGCTAATGTATCTCCAAAATGAACAGCACCTGTTCCTGAATAAATGGCATACTTGGTAGTGCCTACCATATTTTCAATCTTTATTCCATAGTTCGTTGTAATAGCTGAAGTTGCTGAACCTAATAATGGGAATATTTGTAATCCATAAGCAGTTGTTATTGTTCCTTTATCTGCTCCACTTGAACCATATAATATTCTTTCTCCATATAATTTAGATAAAGTTCCTAATCCAACTTTATAAGATGTTATTCCTATTCCTGAACTATATCCAGAATTAGTAAATGTTTCATCTACTACTTGAGCATTATCACAATTAAAAGCAGTGTCATTGCTTGTTCTATTACTGCCTACTGTTTTATCCATATCTACTCGCATACCTACTTCAGTAGTTCCTGTAAAATTTCTGTCAAAAAGATAATATCCTGTAATAGTTTCAGCAGCAGTTTTATCAAGTAAATTACCATTAGCAATGCCTGCTATTGTTCCTGCTGTGTCTGTAAATGTTAAAGTATCTATTCCAGTAATAGAATTGTCTGCCATTACTATATTTCCACCCATAGTTAGTCCTGTAAGTGTTCCTAAAGAAGTTATAGCAGCTTGTGCGGCAGCTTCAGTAGCTGTATCAGGAGCTAAACCAGTAATAGTTGCTACTGTTGCAGCTTGTCCTGTGATAGATCCAGCAATAGGATTAGTTACTTCTAAATCATCAAACCAACCTTTTACTACTCTTGTGCCAGTTAAACCTATATCTCCTGTGATTATTAAATTCTCTGTTGTTTCATCAAAATAAGAAGTTTGTGCAGCACCCAAATAAATATTTCCCTTTGTTCCATCTGAACTTGACTGTAAAGTTAAATCATTTCCACTTGCTGTTCCACCTATTAAAGTTTGACCACCTGCTCTGCCTACTAATAAAGCGTATTGAGTATGGTCATCATCTGCTAATCCAGTAAGATTTCCGTGATCAGAAGCGGCCGTTCCTGTGAATATTATATCAGTTACCATTTGAATAAGAGTAAAACTTCCCCCTGCTTGTGGAGCAATTATTTTTCCTATTAAAACTCCAAAATCTGACAAGTGAGTTGGTTTTGTTGGCTCTTGTGCATCCTCTGCTCCAGCTAAAGAATAACTATCAAGTCCTAATCTGACGTAAACGTGTCCATCGTCTATGTGTCTATAAACCCAATGAACTCCATATTTGTTGTTTGCTATATTTCCTAATGCTCCTGCTCCATCATCATAGTGAGCATAGTCAATAACATTTGATAGAGCTTCCGTCCAACCAGCTCCTCCATCTCCTCTAACTCCTGTAAATTGAACTGCTGCACTATCATATTGAGCAAAAGAAATTCTATTTATTCCACCATAAGCCACTCCTAATTCCATTGTAAAATTATTTGTTCCTGAATAAGCAATAGTAGAGCCACTTTGTAATTCTAATGCTCTTAATTCTAATGCTCTTTGATGAAGTTTCTCAACTCCGTCTTGAAAATTAAATCCACCTGAAATATAATGAACATTATCGCTTCCATCTTTCATTACTTTTCCTATTGGTATGTTTCTATAATCGGCAGCGTCTGGCCCATAAGGTTTTGTTGTTGATAAAGTAATTGTTGGTGTTACTCCATCATTATAATTTAAACTAATAAAATAAGTCGTATCAGCAGCAGTAATTGCTTGGTTATCTTGTTCTGCTAATGCTAACTCAACTAATTCTCCTGTTATACTATCTGTTGTTCTAAATAAAGCAGTTAAAGCAGTTACTTTAAATGTTCCTGCATTCGTTCCATCTGAAATTACTCCTCCGGCAATAACCATTGGGCTATCAGCATAATCTTTTATGTCCTCTAATATATTTATAGCATCTGTTGGCTCGTCAATATGAGCTGCTATAACTCTTATCTGCACTAGATCACCGGCAGCGAATGTTTGTTTTGATGATCCGTCTTGCGCACGCGTTGCTGTTAATTCATCTCCTGATACACCCGTAACGAGCATTCTCTCATATACAGTATTGTCTGTTAATTGTTCTACTGTTATATAAAATGGCTCTGACGGTAGTCCTGTATCGTCTGTAATATTAAAAGTAACAGGATCATCAGAATTATTGATACTGCTCCCGGCTTTTATCGTTGTATTAAAACGATTAACTATATTTTTGAATATTGTAGACATATCTAAAAGTTATTAAGTATATATTTTCAAACTATTTCATCTATACCTATGATAATGTAATGTCGAATGTTAATTGCCAAACCTGTCCTACTGTTTTAGTTCCTTGTGCAGAAACAAGACGATTTAATAATTGTTCTCCTGTTGATGCATTCATAACTCCAAATTCATTCCAAGCCTGATTAGCATCGCCTGCTCCAAATAATGCTCTCCAAGTTGCTTTTTGAAGAGTTCCATAAGTTGGATAACCTGCTTCCATACCCTTTGCTACTCCTGCTGTAAATGTTCCCTCTACATCAGCAGCTGCGGCAGCGCCGACTCCTGTTCCTGTTATAAGATAAGCATTTGTATTATCAAATCTAATGCCTGTGGCTGCACAAACAAGCGTCCATAGCTCGTTAATACCACCATTAGCCAAAACATTATGATTTACAACACTTTTTTTATAGCAGTTTCCTTTCTCAAAATCTGCCTGTGAAGCAAATCTTTCAATAGTCCACCTCTTTTTGAATGTGCCTTTATCTTTTAATCTAATCATAAAGATTATTTGTTAAGTTTATCTAGTTGTTTCTTAATTTTTTCTACGCCAGCTAAATACTTTTTAGCATTACTAACAGAAATTTCTCTGCAAGCGTTAACTATTGGATCATAGAAACTGACCTTTTTTTCTATTTTTACTTCTCCCATACGCGTTTTATAATTTATAAACTGTTTATTTTTATAATTCATACAAACTTATTATTCGGATATAGGGGTTGCCTCTTATTGCAACCCCATATCCTATCTCTTTAGCTAATTGTTCCTGATGTCTTAAGAACAACAATGGCAGTTGGTTTTGGTAAAACATAACCAACCCTTTCCACAAACCTATAAGCAATCATATCCTGTTGACCAAGATTGATTGAGGTCTGTCTGTCTGTATCAGTAATGGTAGCTTCTGTTAAAATCTTAACCTGCATACCACCTTTGTCTCCATAAATGGCATAACGCTTAAGATTACCAAAAATAACAAAACCCTTATTGATGGCGTTATCATTTTTGTCAGGCATTCCCTCTACTAATTCAAAAGGATAATTCCAAATAGTTGCAGGAATTTCTCCTTGTGGCCTTTGGTAAATGAATGCTCCTAGACCATCTCCAGCAGCTATTGAATCTTCTCTCAATTTTCTAACATAACTGAAAATAGTTCTTTGCATATAGTATTTAGCTCCATTGTGAGCACCTACTAAACCTGCATCTTGCATATCTAGTAAGTTTTCAGCAGTAATGTCGGCAAATCCTAATGCAGCAGCCATAACAACAGGAGTTACACTTCCGTTATTACAAATACCAGTCCAAGGCGCACCATTACCATCAAAGAATTGCTCATCTTCTTCTTGCGCAGTTG